ATCCGCGAATTACCCCCTGATGTTTGTTATGCACACCACCGACATCCGCAATTCAATGGAATTGCATGTCTTGGATCTGCAATACAACATTGGGACACAGTTTCGTGTGGTTTATGTTCTCCTCGCAGTGATTATTTTGCTGATGTCAATAGGCACCATCTTGATGATAACTGTGATATCTCTCCGCTAACACCACATTCGGGCGTTTTTGCCGAAGGTGGTTATTATGCAGGATTGGCAGTTCCAGAAACCTTTTATTACGCCGATGGATCTCTCATAGTGGAAGCTATGGAACTTGTGCTTAAAAACCGCAATGAGTATTATAGTTTTTTCGAAAGGGGAGATTATTCATTGCCGTTTCCATCCACAGATTGGTACGCTTCTGCTGTTATATTAGCGGATGCGTTGAGGATTAAAATACCACCAACCCCTCAAGCCACAGTTGAGATACCTTTGCCTGTAAGACCTAATCGACCAGAAAGACCCAATCAACAGAATCGTGGTTTGGGTTTTGACGCCCGGTCAGTGAATTTATTTCCTCAGTCGGGTATATTGGAGGAAGTTTCTCAAAATAAAACTCAAGTTTTAACTACGTTCATAGACGATTTTCATCACGAAGAAGCTTCTTATGATCAAGATATGGATAACACTCATTATAATGTTGATACAGATGAGGTATCTATTGTCAAGTTTTTATCGAGACCTATCAAAGTTTTTTCGCAGATTGTCACTGTTGGTGCTACTGCACCCACAGCTCCTCTATTCATTAACCCTAGCACTTTCTTCACTAACAAGCGAGTTATGAACAGAATTAACAATTACCGCAATCTTAAGTGTGATCTGTGTTTCCGTTTTATGATTAATGGAACGCCCATGCATTATGGTAGATGGATGGCCACGGCAGTTAGCAACGTTTCTAATGACACGTTGTTAACTCCTGCCACCTTGGTCAATATGACGCCTTCCAGAGTCATATTGTCCCAACCGCCACACGTCTTTTTGAACCCCACATCTTGTGAAGGAGGTTGCCTTAGATTACCTTACGTTCATCATTATAACGCTTTTAGCACAGCTTTAGGTGAACATTTAACAACGGGATTTATAGCGCTG